CTTCGCATGGGTTTATACCCATGCGAAGTTTAGGTTCTGTAAATCGTCGAACCGCGACGACGGACTCCTGTTAGGATTTTTCCTATCACGAGTAAGTTGTTGTTTTTGTAGCGTTAGCTTAACGCTATTTATATGTTGTAAACTAGTAATTTTAAACGAATTCACTCTGTTAGTGAAGTATATAAGAAAATAAATAAATTTAAAACAAAATAAAAAAGTAAAATATTATATCAATAGTTGTAAATTATTTCAGTTGAGGTTTTCTGAAGTAGTTTAATTCCGGAGAGTATGTATTTTTGTATAGTCTGTCAAGACAGGGCTGGTAACCCGAATTTCATCTATGAGATGAGTATACATTAATATATGGTTGTCCGGACATGATTATTGCCCGGAATAGTAAATGGATGTTTGTATTAAGGACTCATTGGAACATGGCCGTAATCTGGATAATAAGGCTCCAGATGACCTTTGAGGGACACGTAGTGGTCAATTGTAGTGTCGAAGTTCGTGTTAGGCATCGTATCTCTGCACGTTCCGCTACACCCACTTTTCCATTGTGGTTATAACGAAGTGCGATCCCCTTCCATGGGGTACTTTGGAATTTAGACCAAAAATCTAAACCCACCAAAACGCCGTCATTTGCGTTCTAAAAGTAATATATGATATATCCTACCACAAAACCCCAAACCTATCATCACAAAAACTCTAATCCATTCTAGATATTATATTTAGAATAGGATTATGAGTATAAACCCCACCACCAAATTCACTTACGTGACCTTTCGGAAGCTCCGAGTCACTAATATCAAAATGCTCAAATTATTTAATGAAGTGTCCCAAGTTGCTGAGACTGTCTCAGAACTTATGGATACACTGAAGAAATTTGTCCACAGGCCTGGAAATGAGGAGCTGGACATGTCGGAAAATATCATGACCCGAGTTGAAGATTTATTGTTGGTTGTAATTGGACTCTCACAAAGTGAGTCCATTACTACCTCCATGGTTTTAGTTTTGCAATATGCTCGAACCCACACCAATAGATCTTACGTACTCCTTTTGAAGAAATTTTTCGAACAGATGAGGATTGACAAACATGATGGAGAAGGACCACAACCCATTTCTAAATCTGAGATTAAGTCATCACTCAAGGGTATTAAGAAACAAGCTGAAAAAGAAAAGAAATCTGTTACTATGGAAGAAATTGTGACCAATTTCAAGGAAATGGACAACAAACAAAGACTCACTACTTTGCGCAATACCGATTTAGCTGAATTTACGAGACATGCTATCAACGCATTGATTGTCGTTGGCTTGTGCCCACAAAAAGCTGAGACCGTACTGGGATCTACCCTATATGATTTTTGTTCTGTTAAGATGACACCAAAGGATAATAAAATGGACTTCTTGGAATCGGTATTCCACTGCATTGATTGGGTGGTTAATAGTCTTAAACCTGCCATTAAGAATGGTGACTGGAGTCTCCTAGTGGGAAAAGATGAATTGTTGGAATTGAATTCTAACTACACTAAGAGTTTGGATGCGGTTGGACTGATGATGGTTGGAAAGATGAATAAAGTCAAAGAAAAGTACAAATTGACTACTGAAAATGACATTCTCCATTTAGTTGAAGAGACCGCTATGGCACATTCCGTGTTCCTTGCTAGCATGAATAAGAAATCTAAAGGTATTCACTATGAACTCGCAACAAAGCGAGTGATTACGTTGAACAAATTGGTTCTTGATATTTATGCTACCATCAAAGAAACTCCCATCCGTGTCAAGCCATTTGGTGTTCTGGTGTATGGAAATTCTGGCGTTAGTAAATCCACATTAGTCCCAATCTTGAATCAGCAGATCTGTTTCGTCAATGAATTTCGGTGTGATAAGGACTCGGTTGTCTATATGAATGGTGAAGACGCATATCAATCCGAATACCGTACCCATCACGTCACGTTCGTTTTCGATGACATGTCCAATTCAAAGCCTGAACGTACGGTTGACAATCCGCTCATGAAACTCATTCAATTTCTCAACAACATGCATATCAATGCTCTTAGTCCTGAAGCTGATAAGAAGGGAAAAATGCAAGTGCTTCCCAAAGTTGGATTTGTTACCACAAATAAGAAAGATCTCAATGCTGGGTATTACTCTGTGAGTCCAGTTTCCATTTTGAGAAGATTTGAGTACACCATCACCGCAAAATTGCGACCTTCTGCTATAAATCCTGTTACAGGTATGCCATACGTCCATTTTGCGACTCAAGCATGTCCAGACATGTGGTTGCTCGATGTGACGCATATTAAGATCGTACGTATGGGAGGTGAAATCCCTGATGCAATGACAGAAGTGACAGATTTGAAGGGAGCTTCCATCTTCCAAGTCAATGAGTTTCTCAAGAAAAAAGCAGTGGCCCATTTCGCTGTGCAAAACAAGTTGGTAACCACATCTACAAGGATTTATTCCGAGAAGAAATGTAAGGAACATGGCTATTTGGCATCAGAGTGTCCCATTTGTGAGGGAACTTTCTTGCCAGAAGGAATCGAAAATAATTCAGTGGAAAATGATGAAAGTGCTGCTTTCATTGATCTTTCGAATGTTGAGAAGCAAGCCAATATAATTCCCAAGGTTCGAGGTGCATTCAATCGCTTCAAGGCCTCGTATGTAACACCTGAATTTGATTTGGAAGGTGTGGTTACAGAAACTCTTGGTGTGCCAGATGAGATTGTTGGAGATGGTACTGGCGAACGTACTACATTGTCCCCTCGTGAACGTGCCATGGAATTGGTTAGTTATGTTAAGGACGAATTTCAACGTCATACAGAAGAAGTCGATCTCACCACCGTTGCTGGAATTCTTGCCTTAATGTCTGCCATTTTCTTGGTAGGTAGGAAGGTGTACAAGGCGGTACAGCCAGCATGGAAAAGGAATTTTGCTTTAGAGCCTTATAGTGAGAAGGAACAGGACAACATGTGGAAAAGACCTGTTATTACGGAGATGAAGTTTGTTGAGGCATCCAAAACTTGCACCTACGAACAATTTGAAGGCAAGCTGTATAAAAATATGGCTAGATTTGGTTTCCATTCTCCAAAAGGGATTATCAATGTTCTGGGAATTCCCGTTGGTGGTAGCGATTGGCTCGTTCCCCACCACGCATTGCCTCCTGAAGGTGAGGAATGGTATGTGGATGTTTCCATGGAACGTGATCATGGTGCAGTTGGATACAAGAAATTCCATGAGTACGTCAACGCTCGAAACTGGTCTCAGGTTATAGTAGATTCAGAGCAACATACTAAGACTGATTTGGCTGTGCTCAGGTTGTCAAATACTGGTAGTGTAAAGGATTTTGGGATTTTTGTACAGGAAGAAGCCATCAGACCAACGGTGAAACAACAAGCCAACGTGAAACTTTTCTACCGAGATAAACAATTGAAAGAGTTGAAGTGGCCTGCTAGTGCTGTCCTAATGGAAGCTCCAGATTATGACATCGGGTTCAGCCAACAAGGTTATGCCTACATCCTACCCAACACATTTGACGGATTGTGTGGATCTCCTCTGGTGACTAATGGAAAGAATCCCATGATTGTAGGTTTGCATGTTGCTGGAGATGGAGCCAATGCTTTTGCTGCGATGATAACTCAGGAATCGTTGAAGCAAGCAAAAAACAGGATCCAGAAGTGGAATGCACATGGTTCTGCCCCACTGGAAGACGAAGAATATGGCGTTAGATACAATGTTGGGCCCATAATTCACCCGAAGAATCCCATCAATTTCTTAAGTCCAGAAAAGGAACACCATGTTACGATCTATGGGCAGTCGACAATTCCTCAAGTGAGGTTTTCTTCCAAGGTGGAAACATCTCCAATTTCTCATGCCGTCACGAAGGTCATGGGAGAGCCGCGCGCGCACACGCGTCCTCCCACGTTCGCCGAGTATATGCACTACAATCGTGACTTGGATGTCATGACCGAAAAGAAGATACCTCCTAAGTCTTCCATCATGAGGAGGGCCCTTAAGGATATGTGCGATGGTTTTGATGAGTTCTTTGAAGGTCATCCAGATTTTGCCAAAGCAGTTGGCAAACTCACATATGAACAGGCGATCAATGGCATTGATGGTGCAGCTGGAATAGACAAACTCAATTTCCAGGCTTCAGTTTCGTTGCCAAAGCGTGGCAAGAAGAGCAAGTACATAAAGCTGGTCGAATCTGACGAGCATGAAGTAGCCTATGATTTTGATGAAGATGTGCTGGATGTACGTTCTAGAGTTGAAGCTATGGAGAAGAAGTTGTTGACAGGTGTTAGAATCAATACTCTTTTTGCCATGTGCTTGAAGGATGAAGCCCTGACATTCGCAAAGTATGACAATCACAAAGTCCGTACCTATTCCGCTGCACAAGTTGCTTTTATCATTTTGGTTAGGATGTATTTCCTTCCATTGATGGCGGCGCGTAGAAGGTACCCACTTCATTTTGAGTCAGCAGTTGGAACCAATGCAGCAGGCAAAGATTGGCGTTGTTTTCATGAGTCCCTTAGGGACCCAACAAGAATTTTTAATGGCGATTTCAAACATTTTGATAAGGGAATGGAAGTTCAGTTTTCCACAGGAGCTTTTGAGTATTACGAACATGTCTTTAAGCGTTGTAAGATGACCCAAGATTTTCTCATGATTTGTAGAGGCATTGGCACTGAAGTGTGCTATCCTGTGTATGAAATCAAAAGTTTGTTTTTGGAAGTAGTTGGGTCTAATCCTTCTGGGCAACCCCTCACGGTGGAAGTGAACAATGACGCGAATCGTCTTTACATGAGGTACGCGTATTATACGATGCACCCCGAAGATGTTCCGTTGTTCCACGAAAAAGTCGATTTGCTGTGCTATGGTGATGACAACATTGGATCCGTGGATGAGAGCGAAAAGCTGTTCAATCATTCATCGATTGCTGAAGTGATGAAATCTATTGGAGTTGGATACACGATGTCAGATAAAGAGTCAGCATCTGTTCCGTTCATTAATATTGAGCAAGCTGATCTGTTGAAGAGAAAATTTGTGAAACACGACACTATTGGTAGTGTAGTTGGACCCATTGAAGAAGCTTCGATCTTGAAGTCGTTGCATACTTGGAGAACAGACTCGCCATTATGTGAAGGCGAGTATATGGCAGGAGTGTTGCGCCAAGCCCTTGATGAATACTTCCTGCATGGAAGAGAAATGTATGAAATGAGGAGGCCCCAGATCGAAAGAATTGTGCAGGAACATGTTTGCAATCCGCCCATATCTGACTTCTTTTTCCCCCCCAGTTTTGAAGACTTGGTGGAAAGATATGAGAAGACTAGTAGTGTTATGGAGGATTTTTCTCAAGGAGTTCCCACTTACAGGACGAAAGGTCTGGTGAAACAATCATTTTTGGATCCCTATCCACCACTAGATTCTGAGTTGAGGTTAGAGGTACCTGAAGAATTGCCCATTTGTAATCCTTATGTTGATCATCCCACTTGCATGGACCAGTATTGTAACTGGAATTCGAATGTTCCTGATGTCATAGTGGCTTTTGTCACGGGAATTTCTTTCGCAGTTATGGCGTTTAATAGCTGGATGTACCGCATGAAATTTGTCCCCAAAATTGATCTTAGGATCTTCTTTCTCATTTTTCCCCTGCTTGGAAGTTTACCCATTTTGATTTGCTATATGGTAATCGGGTATGCAGTAGGGAAATATTTTGAGTGGGGTCTTTCTATTGTGGAGTATGGCTGGAACGATTTCAAAGTTACCAAACGCCAGAAAAGAATTGTGAGGTGTCCCGTTAGAAATTGGAAATTTTCTAGTTTAGTTTGCAGACATGTCGATACACCTAGGAAGGCTAGGAACAGGGAAAAGGCCGAAGAGTTGAGACTCTTGGCCTACAAGGCAAAAATGAATTTTGTCAGGAAAATGAATATGGCCACATGGAAAAAGGCCAAACTGGAAAAACAGGCTGAAGTTCTCCCATACTTTGAAGAACTCGAACAACAGATCCAAAACGATCGTATTCGGAGAAGAATGGTGCAGATAGATAGGGAACTAGTCTGTGATGAGCTGTCGATGCTAGCGGCCAATGTTGGCCAACCCATAAAAGTATATTGTGGTTCACAAATTTTGGGTATTTCAATGGAGCAAAAGCTCCTAGAACGGCAGGCTACAGAACGCATGTGTATGTATATAACACGTGCATGGTTGGTCCTGAAGATGCACAACACTCCCTTACGTGATTTATTCACCGGGGATGTACTCTACAGGATCCTGTCTGGGGCATCACCTACTTTTATAGCGGTGCACCCAGGCGAATTTCAAATGGATGGCGGTTTTCGTTCACAAGCCGCAAAATTCCGGGGAGAAGAAGATGTTGCTTCCTTCCCACTATAAAGAACCCCTTAGATGAGCCTTGGCAAGGCCTCTATTTGTAATTAAGCTACTAATGTAAATAATAGGAGTTCAAGGGAGGACTCGCAGTCAAAAGCTCCCCTTCATAGTGTGGTGAACACTCAAAAATTACCAGTGATGGATGTCACGTTACTCAAGCAAGCGGCTATTTCTAGCCAATCCGTTGGTCCTAGCTTTGAAAAGAAGTCAATTGTGTCTTATTCGGATTTTAATTCTAATACCCAAGTGGTTGAATCTAATCCTGATGGTTCTTACGATATGGCCCAGTCTGGGGATTCTGATTTCCCGAATTGGTTTGAACGTCCTGTCCGAATTACCGATATCACATGGGCTGTGAATGCTAGTATTGCTACAACCTTCAAACCGTGGAATCTTTGGGCTAAGGAAGCCAGGATAGCGAATAGGTTGAACAATTATAGAAATTTCAGGGGCAAATTGCATGTCAAGTTCCTCATTAATGGTAACCAGTTTTATTGGGGAAGACTTCTGTGTTCTTATAATCCTTATGATATAATGAGTGCTGCAGATAGTTATGTGAATTCAACCTCTTTGGTTCAATGTTCTCAAAGGCCACATTTGTACTTGGATCCTTCATCTTCTACTGGTGGTGAGATGGTTTTACCTTTCTTTCATCCTGAGAATGCTATAGATCTTACACAAGCAGATTCTTTGAATGAGATGGGAACTATGGAGATTAATGGTCTTAGCTTGTTGCGAAAGATGAATGGCACCCAAGCCGTTTCAATTAGTGTTTGGGCTTGGTGTGAAGATGTTGTACTTTCTGGACCCACTCAAATCAGCATGGATGGACTTACTGCCCAAGCTGAAATTGATGAATATGGTGAAGGCCCGGTTTCTAAGCCAGCTTCTGCTATAGCGAATTTCGCAGGAAAACTGGCTAAAGCTCCCGTAATTGGGCCTTATGCCAGGGCGACGCAAATGGGTGCGGGAGTTCTTGGAAATATAGCCACGATGTTTGGTTATTCAAGACCTACTATAATATCTGAACCTTGCGTCAATTCACCTTTGCCTGTTGGCAATTTAGCCCAAGTAGATGCCCCTGATACCAGTAGATCTATGGCTTTAACTTCCAAGCAAGAGGTCACAGTTGATCCTAGGACTGTCGGTTTGGGTTCAACTGATGAAATGGACCTTAATTCAGTATGCGCGCATGAGAGTTATTTCACTAGTTTCCTCTGGGATTATTCAGATGCTACTGGTGATTTGTTATTTAACATGGGAGTGGCTCCAATGATGTCTAGATCTTTGGCAGCGGACCAATTTGACCTTCCTGCTGTCTCATTTGCAGCATTGCCTTTCAGATATTGGTGTGGTAGCATGACGTATAGGTTCCAGATAGTTGCTTCTGGATATCATAAAGGTAGGATCATGATTTGTTGGGATCCTATTCGTGCTGCAACTACTGGCCAACTTCTGTCTCATACTAAGTATACTCATATCATTGACATAGCTGAAGAGCGTGATTTTGAAATTACTGTTGGTTGGGGTTCGCCTAAACCAGCTTTAATTGTACCTGCTATCGATGATACCAATCATGATACCAATGTGCTAGTGTTTGATGGTAATAAATATAATGGAGCATTAGCGGTCTATGTTCTCAATGATCTGGTTACTTCACAAGATACTACTGATCCTATTAGCATTTTGGTTAGTATAAAGTCGAATGACATGAACTTGTTTGCACCTCATGAACAATCTCTAGAAGATCTTTCTTATCACCGTCCACCAGGAGTTGCTCTTGCAAACATTCAAGCTCAAGCTGACATTGAACAATCCGATGCTAACATGCCCGATGGAGATGCTATCCAACCTGAAGGTGAGAACATCGTTACTGAACTTGGACCCACAGGATTTTCAGATAAGCAAATTTCATTTTGTGAAGGTGAGAAAATCACTTCATTCCGGCAATGTGTCAAGAGATACTCTCAACATACTGTTCACGGTGCATATGGACAGTCTGCAGGCGCTACGTCTGCGTTGAATTTTTATATTCATAAACAACCTGCTATGCCTTACCAGTATGGATATGAACCTCAAGGAGTTGACAGAGATGCTCTAGACGTACCCTTTAATGATTGTACCCTAACGATGTTGAACTATCTTTCTCCAGCCTATGCCGGGTGGCGAGGTAGTATACGTTGGAAGTTGACTCCAGTCCAAGCACCCTGTTGTTCATGGATGATGGAAGCTAGAAGATGTGGTTCTAGTTGTACTTACGAAGATAATTTTACTGTCGTTGATGTGCCCACTGCTTCACCTGATCCATTAGATTTTACGAGGGCGATGAGAGCTTATTTACAAGCCGACTTGAGAGGAGGTTGGGATGGTACAGTAGTCACCGCTACCCAACATAATCCCACATTGGAGTTCTCAATACCTTACTACAATAACCAGCGTTTTCTTACTATTAAACGGAATACTGCTTTGGATTCGTCGGAAGGCATGGGTTGGTGGTTTAGATTTACTTCTGGGAATAATGTGGCAGCTTCCCCAACACCACCATTAACAGTACTCTTCAATTCCTACGTTGCTGCTGGCGAGGATTTTAGTCTCTTTTTCTTTAGAGGCGCCCCTAGGTTGTATTTCACAACCATTGCTTGAATTTGTATATATGTACATATTCTTAAATTGGCGTTGCGACGCGCCGCGTTCCTTTTGGAGCGTGTGCCTGCAAACAGATTTGTAAACTTTTTGAAAGTTTTTTATATCGATCTGTTCGCAGGTCGGTGGAATTTTTAATTTCATTAAGTTGCATTTTATGTGTAGGCA